CGTTTCCGCTTTTGACGACGCTGGCAATTACATTACTAGCACAAACGTAAAAACTAATCCTAGTGGGGCTTTATGGGGTTCTAATTATTGGGGCGATGGATCACTATGGAAATCCTCGCTGGTTCGCCCAAAAACCTATTTACTTGCTTGGCCAATTCCAATAGTATTTAACCGAATTGCAATTGAAATAGTTGCTACTGCTGGGGCTGGTGTGGCTATTGATAGCTTTTTTGCAAGAACCCAAAAAACTGGCTACACACTTCAAAGTTAAGGTTTCATCATGTCAATTATCGGAAGTTTTCCAACCACTCTTGCAAACGGTCAGCCCGAAGATGCTACTCAGGTCATGTCGCTTTTTACTTGGATTCAAAGCCAGGTAAACGGTAATGCTTGTGCTGCTACAACAACGATCAATATTTTAAAAGGTGATGGTAGTGGAAATACGACATCGGCTATATCTGGAGTTGATTACTTAGCTCCAAACGCAGATTACATACTTGGCGCTGGAACCGCAAACGTTTATACAGCAACATTTATTCCGGCTATTCCAGCTTTGACTGACGGTATTAAATTTAGATTTAAGGCCAATGTGGCCAATACCGGCGCTTCCACTTTAAATGCTAGTTCATTAGGCGTAAAGCCAATTGTGAACTGGTACGGTAATCCTTTAGTTGGCGGTGAAATTATCGCTAACGGTAATATTGAAGTCACTTACAACACTTCATTTAATAGCGGTAATGGCGCTTGGGTAATTGAAAATACTATTGCGTTACCCCCAGTCGGTTCAACTATGCGTTGGAAAACGGCAAGTGCTCCTGCTGGTTGGCTAGTATGTAACGGGGCCGCAGTATCGAGAACGGTTTACGCGGCATTGTTTGCACTGCTTGGAACAACTTATGGTGCTGGTGATGGATCAAGCACATTTAATTTGCCAAATTCTACCGATAGAATGAATATCGGTGCGGGCAATTTATACAATTTGGGATCAACTGGTGGTTCACCAAACACTACTTTAAGTACAACTAACCTTCCATCGCATAATCACTCAGCTAGTGTCACCGATCCTGGGCACTTTCATGGTGTTCCTGGAACATATACTGCTGCTGGCACTCCATCGGGTAATTTTTCTGCGTTTAATGGTTCGAGCGTTACACAAAATACAAATACAGCAACAACTGGAATTAGCGTGTCTATTGGTAACACCGGCTCTGGTACAGCATTTAGTACATTGTCCCCTTACTTTGCTGATTATGAAATTATCAAGGCTTAATCATGACTGCATCAAGAACTCCAAATCTTTCAGATGAAGCCATTATTGAAGCGGCTGTCGATTCAGCCATCAAAAAGACTTTTGCGATTCTTGGTGTGGACATTGACAAGCCTGAGTCAGTTGAAGCGTTTAGAGAAGATCTACGTTTTGGTCGAAAATTGCGAAAAATGTCCGATCACGGTGCAATGGCAATGGTGACAGTCGTTATTGGCGGTCTTTTATTAGCACTTTGGTACGGAATTAAAGCTGCGGCATCAACAAAAATATGAACCTTTATCCACATTGGCGAACCATTCTGCGTAAGGCGTGGTCTCTCAAATTTGGAGCGGCGGGAATATTCTTTACTTGTGCTGGCGCAATTCTGCCAATGTATGACTATAAGTTTCAAGGTCATGAGAACTTATTTGCCGCGCTTACCGTCATCTGCATAGCGGGCGCAATGATTTCTCGTTTAATAGCACAGCAGGATGTTTGAGCGCACTAAAACCGCCGCTTTATCCCTCACAGCCGTTGGGCTGGTAACAATTGCACTTAACGAAAGCTATACCCCTGTGGCTGCGCCTCCCGTTAAAGGCGATGCGCCTACTTACGGATTTGGATCGACTGGTCCCGATGTTCATAATGGGGACAAAATTACTCCACCAAAAGCACTTGAGCGAGTTTTAAGGGATGTTCAAAAAGATGAATCGGCGGTCAATGCGTGTGTGCATGTACCTTTAGCTCAAAATGAATATGATGCGTATATCGATTTGGCTTATAACATTGGGCCTGCCGCATTTTGTGGTTCAACCCTAGTAAGGCGGTTAAACGCTGGCGATTACGCTGGGGCTTGCCGTGAAATTCTAAAATGGGATCAGTTTAAGGGCAAACCCTTGGCTGGGCTTACAAAACGCCGTCAGCAGGAGTACCATACCTGTATTGGGGATCAAAATGCTAACCTCGCTTCAAATTAAGATTATTGGTATTGTTTTGGGTGTGGTTATCCTCATTGGAGGTGCTTGGGCCCTAGCCAATCATTTTGAGAACGTTGGGTATCAAAAGCGGGTAGCGGAAGATACAGTTCAATTGAATAAAGATTTAATTGCAGCAAAAGCCAAATCCACAGAACTTCAAGGTAAATTAGACAAGGCACTATATGATCTCGCGCAAAGTAAAATCAATCTTGATAAGACTACTTCCTATAACCGCCTTGTTGTTAGCGGGTTGCGGGACCAGCTCAATGCCTACAACGGCAGCTTGTCCAACAATTCCAGAGAAGCCCTCCAGAACCGAATCACAGCCCTCTCAACAGTGGTCCAAGAGTGCACAAGTGAATATGCAACGTTGGCAGAGCATGCTGACAAAACCGAACTAGACCTTCAAACTATAGAAAACTCCTGGCCAAAATGATCTCAGCCATTACACATCACTTCTCAGATAACCTTTACGCTAAAGAAACTCACATTCCAGCGGGTCATGCGCTTATGCAACACAAGCATAAGTTCAGTCATTTATCGATTGTGGCCCAAGGTACTGTTGAAGTTACTGTGGATGATGAGACTAGGGTTTACATGGCCCCAGCGTGTATTGAAGTGGAAAAAGGTAAAAATCATCGGGTTTTTGCAATAACTGACACTATTTGGTATTGCGTCCACTCGACTCCTGAGAAGGATGTGTCTAAAATAGACGAAGTTCTCATTCGCATTAATAGTCCCGAAGAAGAGGTGTAATCATGGCTTGGATTGGTGGAGCACTTGCTGCCGGTGGTAGTATTTTAGGAGGCCTGATTGGCGGTTCTAGCTCTGGGAACAGTGCTGGGCCTACTTCTTACGCATATACACCACAAGGATTAACTGCCGCTGATACCGCTTGGCAACAAGCCTTTGGTAATGAGCAAGGTGTGGCTAATCAAGTTGGATCAACCGTTCAACCTCTATATCAGCAATCACTTAACGCTCAGCAAGGCATTAATTACGCCCCTTATTTGCAAGGTGCTCAGCAAGCAGGGCAAGCCTATAGTGGTTTAGCTGGAATGGCTGGTCAGCAGGCCGGCATGTATGGTAACGCGGCTCAAACTGCTCAAGGCCAACAATCAAATCTTTACGGTTTAGCTAATCAAGTCGCCAATACGGCGTTTGATCCACAAAGCGCTTTATTTGCTCAAACACAGCAACAATTATCCGATCAGGTCAATGCTGGTCAAGCTCAGCGTGGACTTGGTGTTTCCCTTGTGGGTGGTAGCGAGTACAACCAAGCGATGAGTAACTTTGATATCAATTGGCAAAATCAGCAGTTGGCTCGTCAGACTCAAGGCTTGCAAGCAGCCGCGCAAGGTAGTCAAGCGGGCGCTCAGCAAGGTACGTTAATGGGTGCCGATTTAGCTGCGCAATTATCAGCTCAAGGTCAAGTGCCAACTTACTTACAGCAAGCAGGTCAAATTCCAACCACAGCGCAGCAGTATGTGGCTGGTCAACCTGCGGCTAATGCGGCGTCTTATCAAACCAATATGGGTCAACTGGCCAATTTATATGGCGGTGTGCAAAATCAAGCCATTCCATATATGAACGCCGGTGTGGGTGCTCAGCAAACTCAACAACAATTTAACGCTCAACAGCAGGCTGCTGGTGCTGCCGCTGGTAGTCAATTGGGTGGAATGTTGGGTAATGCGGCTGCTTCAGCTTATGGTGCAAGTTCAGCCTATAACCCTAGCTCTTGGTTATCTTCATTGAGCTCACCAACATTAAGTACCAACTATATTGGTAATACCACGGGCGGATCTGGAACAAACTACCTTAATATGGGTGGCTCTGGTTATGGTATTGGCGGTTATTCTCCAACCTATTAAGGACAGATCATGTATTTAGGGAGCGTTCTTGGTGGCATAACTGAGGGAATGAACAGCTTGCAAGCTGCGCAATTGCGTGATCAACAGCTCAAGCAAAATCAATTAAAACTTGAGCAGGAACGCGCTGCTAATGCAAAACAGGCGCAATTGGCCACATACGGTGGGGCTGTAGCAGGTCAGTTGTTTGCGCCACCTCCAGTCAGTCCAAATCAAGCTAGTCCTCAGCCACCAATGCCAGGACAGGCTTCTCAGCCAATGTCCCCTCCTGGTGGTGGTCAACCACAAGTTCCTATGGGAATGGATCAAGGTGTGGCTCAACCGCCCGCTCCAGCAATACCGCCTTATCAAACAGTTCAAGGTGCTGCGCAACAACGTCAAATGACTCCACAGCCTGCGCCTTCTGGAATAATGGCACCCCCATCCGTGAGCTCGCCTCAGCAACAAATGCAGCAAAATCAACCTGCTCAAGCCGGTCAGATTACGGTTGAGTCGCTAGTTGGCGCATTAAAGTCTCAAAATGTACCTCAAGATCAATGTTTGGATGTGATTAATCAGTTCACACCATTGATGAACGCTCAAAATAAAAGTGAAGCTCAGAACCTTGCGCAACAATTGGCTGTGGCCAAACTTGGTTTACAAGCTCAAAATACGCAATCGATGGTTGATTATCGCAATCGTAAAGCTGGCGGTGGAGCTGGCGGTATGGGTGGCGGCACTACTGGATTACCTAAAGGCGCAACACCTGACGGTATTCGAGCCGAGACTTACGCCTACTTAATCAATAACGTCAGCCCTCCAAAGCGTACAGGTGAATATTCCGCAGTAATGGCCGATATTGCTAAGTTGGCCAAAGAAAACAATATGTCCACGGAAGATTTGATCTCCGCTGGCGCAGATATTAAATCCCGTGTGATGGCTAAACGTAGCTTTGAAGTTCGCACACAAAACTTGGCTCGCGCTGAAAACCAATTGTCATTGGAGATTCCAGTAATGGAAGATGCAATGAAGGCTCTAAGCCCATCTAATATCCCAGCTCTTGCCAATCTGCAATTATCAGCAATTCGTCAAGGTGCTGGTGGTAAAGAGGCAATGGCCAATGTTCGCAAGCTCGATCAGGCAGCCCAGACAGTATTTAACGAATTTGAGGGAATTATCACTGGTAATCCAGGAACCCTTAACGTTCAGGACGTAAATAGCGCCAAAGAACAATATAAGAGTGCGCAAACTCCAGCTCAAATGGAAGCCTCAATTGCTGGTATGAAGCGAATTATTGCAAACGCCAAACAAGCCAACGACATGACTCGTAAAGAGATTATGGGCGGGGTTCAATCAGCGCTGCGTGGTGGATCAAGCGAATCAGGTATTCCAAATACCAATGCTAAGGGTTGGACTTTACATACAGATGCAAAAGGTAATAAAGCGTATGTTTCGCCAGATGGCAAACAATATGAGGAAGTCAAATAATGGCTTTTGATCTAGCTACTGCCAAACCCGCGTCATCTAGCGGGTTTGATTTATCGACTGCTACTTCAGTGGATAGTGGGACACCCCTCAAACCGGAAGTTAAACCTCCTGAAGCCACACTAGGCCGAGAAGCAGGTATCGCTAGTCGCGCCGCATTGACAGGTCTTGAGCAAGGTTTCACTGCTCCCGTAAGAGCTGTGGGTGAAGCTGTATCTGGCGCTGCTGGATTGTTGGGATTTCCAAATGCTGCTCAAAAAATCAGTCAAGCAGTAGGTATGCAAAACCCTGGCGCTGGTGCGTATGTGGCCAATAAAGCCAATCTTCCAGTGCCACAAACTCCTGGCGAACGTGTAATGAGCGCGGGTGTTCAAGGTACTGGGGCGGCTATTGGCTCTATGGGATTGGGATCAGTACCAGGAATGGCGCAACGCGCCCCTGAACTAGCCGCCAATTTAACTGCTCGTCCAGTAGCACAAGCCGCTAGTGGATTTACTGGGGGCGCCGCAAGTCAAGGCGCTGCTGAAATGGGAGTGGGTCCAACTGGTCAAGCGGTTGCTGGGGTAACTGCGGGCCTTATTCCATTCGGGTTTAAAGGTAAAACTTACGAAGTGCCTCGTCCACAAGATGCAATCAAAGCTAAAACGCTCGAAGATGCTAAATCGGCTGGTTTTGTGGTTGCTCCATCCGATGTCAATCCTACTTTTCCAAATACCGTACTTGAGAGTATTCCAGGTAAGGGTAAAGTCGCCACGGCTTTGGCAGAGAAAAACCAAGAAGTTCGCAACAATCTTATTCGTCAAGATCTTGGTTTGGCTGAAAATGAGCCAATTTCGACCAG